GTGAGTTAATGTAAAAGCTGCTCAGGAAGAATATGCTCCCATAGGTTGACCAACAGAATATCTGTAGTCTTTACCTTCATAGGAGAAATTTCTTTCTGTAAGCAAATTCTTTCAACATTCAGCCCATCTATAACTACCAATTACGTTCTTAAATTGATGATTAATCATATAAGAAATTAATTTTTGTTGTAGATGAACCGGGAAACGGTCTGTAGCACTTGATAAGTCAAGACTATAAAAGGGATCATTTCCTTCTCATTTATGATAAGGATCTTGAGTAAAAGTCCTATCACATGGTAATTTTGATAAAATATTCATCAATTTCTCATGTATAGGCTTTAAAGTAAATTGAGTAAAATAGTCAGAAATGGCTATTACCCTCATTTTACACTCAGGATCTTTAACAATAGATAGTCGTCCTGTGTTTCGATGATCAAACTTAATAGGTTTGTCATCTTTACCACTAGGTAACGATATATCATTGTGTTTCATAAATGAATAAAATGGTCCAATGTATTTAACAAAGAATTCTTTACCAACTAAATCATGGATGTACTTCAATTGCCGAGCATTCAATCATTTAACAGTTTCTGTTATTGAAAGAACACTAGGGCCATGAGGTCCCATCTTTAGATTGATAAAGAAATTTCCAGTATTAAATACAGGTAAATCCATTTTAATATTAAATTCTTTTATAAATTCTTTAATGAAGAATCCTGGCACAGTTTTAAATCTGTGTTTGGGTCCATCAGTAATAGAAGAGAAATCTATAGGAATATTCTCTCCCTTTCGGGGTTGAATAGTCCTAGATATATTCATTAATGTTAAAACAAATTTAATTTTTTCAACATTACGTGAATCTATATAAGATTTCAAATAATAGAATTTAGAAGGAAAGCCTCCTTTGGTTGCAATAAAAGATGTATTTCTGTAAATTGGTCTACCACACATGTATCTTGTTATTAACAATCTACATTGTTTTAGATATTTTACAGTAAACAAAGTTCCATTCTTTTTTAAAAGAAGGAATATTGTTTTAAATACTCTTTTTATTAATTTAAATTCACAGTTAGGAAAAACCATTTTGGTTAACCTGACTATTATGATATATAATAAATTATGTATCA